CAAGCAATGCAAACATCACGGGAACTATCAATGCAACATCTGGGACTATATCTGGAAACTTAATAACTGGTGGAACTATATCTGGAACTTCAATAAATATTAACAACGGTGCTTTTCAAGTAAATAGTGATGGCTCTCTAACAGCAACAAACGCAGATATTACTGGAGAAATAAACGCAACTTCAGGTTCTATTTCTGGGAGTTTAGTTACTGGCACTATAACCGCAGCAGATATTAGCGGTGTTAAGATTACTGGTGTTAATATTGAAAGTTCTTCAATTGAAGTTGGAGGCATAATTTTATTACCAGTAGATGGTGGTCAAATAAAGTTGGGAACTGCTTCTGGTGGTTCGGCAACACAGTGCTATATTTTTGCTGGCGGTGATCAAGGTCTTTTTATTGATACAAGTGACCGTGGAAGTACATGGATAGCCGGTCAAACTGTGTATGTTAATTACAATGAATTTACTTCTGGAAGGTATGTAACAGGGCTTGCAACATTTACTGGTAGTGGAAGTCCTTTGTCTGTTAGTGGTGGGGAAATTATTAGGCAAACTTCAAAAAGAGAATTAAAAGAAAATATACAAAATTTTAATAATATTTCAATTATTGATTCACTCAAACCAGTAACGTTTACATGGAAAGCTTCGGTTAATAGTCGCAAACCAGAAACAGAAGAAGAAAGAATAAGAAGAGAATCATCTATTAATATTGGATTTATCGCAGAAGAAGTTGAAGAAGCTTCTAATGGACTATTGTCTGTTTATAATTATGAAGAAGGCGGCGCTGGAGAAGTAGAAATGTATAAACATCTTGATTTATTGGCATTGGCTGTTGCCAGTATTCAGGATCTTCGTAAAAGAGTATTAGAATTAGAAAAACAATAATTAGCTAAAATTGACACAAACAATATAAAAAGATAGTATATAACATACTTATGTCAAAAATGTTTAGCAAAAAAGATAAACAAGATTTAATGTTTGAACAACAAACAACAGAGGAAAAACAATTAATGCAAGTATCAGAAAGTTTTGATTCACAGAATAATAACGATTCTAATTTAGATATTAATTTAATAATAGCATCTTTTCAAGAAAAACTGTCTCAATTAATGACTGAGGTAGTAATAAAAGATGCTACAATAAAGCAATTAACAGCAATAATAGAAAAACAAAAAGGACACTAAGATGAGTGAAAATAATGAAGTAACAACAGAAGCAAGTGAAAGCAACCCAGTAAAAACTGAGTTCGTAGTTGAAATTAAGATTAGTGATAAGAATCTTTCGTATCGTTCTGACTTTTCTGAAGCTGAAACGATTTTTTGGCTTGAATCAGTTAAGGGACTTATTATTAAGAATACCTTTGACAAAGCCGGCATCTCACAAAACTAAGTTATAAAAACTATTAAAATTAGTACTATTTTAATTAGTTTTTATAGGAGACAATAATGGCTTTAAAAGATTATATACCCTTTCGCCAAATAGAGGGTTTTTCTAACTCTGACTTTGTAGCTAAAACTATAGAGCCAGAAGATGTAAAAACAATTTCAAAGGCAATGAAAGTCGCTGCACTAGCGCTTGGCTATAGGGGTTCTACATATTGGTACAACACCAGAAGTACCTTTGAGCCGTCCCCATATGATTTTGAAAGAATAATGCAGGCTGCTGATACAGACTCGTATGTTAAGCAGGCTATAAATAAATATAAAGAACTCTTCTGGAAAGAAGGTTGGCAAATTGTCGGAGAAAATCCAGAAGCAATTTCGTATTTATATCAAAGAATAGATTTTATGGAAATGGCTATGAAAAGACCATTTTCAGATTTCTTATTAGAAGTTTCAGATCAATTATTTAAATATGGAAATGTTTTTATTGTAAAAGCACGCGCTGATATATCAGAATACTTTCCAACAAAATTAAATCCAATATCTGGAACTGAGACAATTGTTGGCTATTATCTTATACCTACTGAACAAGTAAGAATAATGAGAGATAAGCACAATAGGCCAAAGCTCTATGAGCAAATGACAGATCCATTAACATATTCTCCTGTAAACAAGAATCCAGTTTGGTCAGCAGATAGAGTTATACATATAAGTCTTGACAGAAAAACCGGAAGAGCTTTTGGGACTCCATTCCTTGCGGCAGTTTTAGATGATGTTGTTGCTCTTAGACAAATAGAAGAAGATATTCAAAATTTAGTTCATAGAGAATTATTTCCACTTTACAAATATAGAATTGGAACTCCAGAGCAACCAGCTGAGCCAGATGAAATCGATAGAGCAGCAGTAGAAATAGAAAACCTAAGATCAGAAGGTGGGTTAATCTTACCCCATAGGCACGATATAGAAATTGTTGGCTCCGGCAAAGAGGTCTTAGACGCATCAAGTTACCTTGAACATTTTAAGGAAAGAGTTGCAGTGGGACTTGGTGTTTCTCCTCATCATCTTGGAATGGTGATGAATGGTGGCAATAGATCTGTAACAGATAGATTAGATGTTGCGTTATACGATAAAGTAAAACAATATCAAAAACAATTCTCTGAAATGATTAGACTTCATATATTTAATGAGCTTTTGTTTGAAGCTGGTTTTGATCCAATAGTTAATCCAGTTGAAGAGAATGTATCAGACAGATGTTTCTTTAAATTTAAAGAAATTGATGTTGACACTCAAGTTAAAAAAGAAACACACATCATGCAAAAATATGCAAACTCATTAATTAGTTTAGATGAAGCAAGAATAGAGCTTGGTTTAGATCCAGATGTTGATGAAGAAAATTTGTTTCCATCAATACAAGGTAGAGTTCAAATTGATATAGCTCAAGCTCAAGCTCAAATGTCAGGACAAAATACCCCAACTAAAGCTACTGATGTTAAAAAAGATGGGGACAAACAAGCTTCTGCTCGTAAGGGTCAAAGAAATCTTCCTTCAAATAGAAGAGGAACTGGTAACTCAGTAAGACCAGCAAATCAAAATGGAAGAAATAATTCTCCAAACATTAGAAGATCTGATATGTCTTGGTTATCAGCAATTGAAAATGCGCTAGAAAAAGACTATAATGTAGTGTATACTAATGAAGACCAAAATCCAATTGAAAATTTAATTAAGGAAAAAAACACCAATGAGTTTAATGATTAATTCTGAAATTTCAAAACAATTTCTTCTTGAAGAAGATGCAATTGAAGGCTTTAGAAAAGCTGTAGCAAATAACCAAATAAGACTTGCATTACAGATTCTTGTTGAAATAGTTGATGCCTTTATGGAAGGCTTTGAGGTTCTGATGGAAGAATCAGAAGAAGAACCAGTACAAAAAGTAATTCAAAATAAAGAACAAAAAAAAGAGTCACCAACAGAACCTACAACTAAAAAAGATGAAAAAGAACCCACAAAACCAGTAGCAAAAAAAGAAACAAAAACAACCGAATAAAAAATGAAACTTATTATAGGATGTCCAATCTACAAAAGAGATTGGATTTTATCTCATTGGATTAGATGTATACTAAAACAATCATTAGATATTTCTAATATTGGTTTTGTTTTTGAGACTGCTCCTGACGATATTCCTACAACCAAAGCGCTACACGCTTGGAAAAAAATTGATCCAAGAATTCCTTTGTTCATAATTAATGAAAGACAAGACATTAATCACTATGAACATAAAAATAATGGAAGACAATGGACACTATCCAAGTATCATAATATGATTTCTTTAAGAAATTCTGTTCTCCAAACAGTTAGAGAATATCAACCAGATTATTATTTAAGTTTAGATTCAGATATACTTTTGGAAAATCCCAATACAATAGAATTATTAATAGCACATATTAAAACGGGAGCTGATGCAGTTTCTCCGCTTATGTACATGACTCCGGTCGGTAAACAGTTTCCTAGCGTTATGAGCTGGAAAGATGAAATCGGAGAAATAGCATACAGAGAGGACTCATATCCGCTTGGATCTTTTTTTAAATCAGATATAATAATGGCAGCAAAAATGATGTCCAAAGATGTTTATAATAATGTAGACTATGTATTCCATCAACAGGGAGAAGACCTAGGTTGGTCTGCTAATGCAACAAAAAATGGGTTTTCTCTTTTCAGCGCTTCATATATCTATG